CGAGCAGCTTTGACACCGCCATCGATGCAGCAGTAACCGCGACAAACTTCAGAATGGAAGCAACCGTAATTGCTTTTATTGCGACAACAATCTTAGTGAGTAAAAGGGGTAATGCCTGTGGCATAAAATTAAAGTCTCCAGCAGGTTGATTTCTTTTCTCCGTTTAGCGTATTAAAAAGCAATCCGCTAACTCCAACAAAAGCCGCTTCTGCGCCTACAACAACCCCGATGCAGTCGCCATCTCCGCAATCGCTCACGATAATATCACCGCGCCGCGCCATTGATGACTCGATGCGCTCGATCCCGCATGGCTCTCCGTAGTTACGCACGATTCCGATAATGCCGCCGTGCTTCTTGATAAGTCGATGCGCTGAGATTGCGGAATGATATTGATCGCGCAGTTGAAACGCCGGATCAGTTCCAGTCGCACGCTTAATCCAGTCGCACGCAAACAAGCAACAATCGTTCTTCGCCCACGCGAACGGCTCGTGCCGACGCTCCTCGATGAAAGCGACTAGCTCGTCAGTCCAATTTTCTTTTCGAGTCATCATGCGTATTCTGTTGGGCCATAGTCGCCGCCGCCATTACTCATTACTGGAGCAGCGAGCTTTTCATTGCCCCAGTAAATTTCTTTTTCTTGGATAGCATTGACGTAAATTAAACCAAGATCGGCGATGGTTGCGCTGGCTCGTAACTGCAACTGCTCTTGATGTGTGTAACGAACCTCGCGAGGACGCCTAAAATCCATTAACCGATTCTCAGCCGTCATCGTTAGCGTCTGCGATGTTCCGTCATCCGAGATATTCATCACGTCCATTCGACCAGAGAAGATCGTAATCGGTGTCGATACCAGCGCCGCGCTTGAATTCAACGCACCGAATAGCACCGTGCAGTTTTTGCCTTGGTAATTTTCTGTAAGAGCTTCAGCAATTAGCGTTGTTGAAACACCTGAAAGTTCCAAAGAAATTCCGCGAGACGAAAGATCGGTCGTTTCCTCGATAGGTGAGATCGTTCCAAATTCACCAGTCCCCAAATAAGTGATCGAATTGTAGACCAGATTTCCATAACCACTCCAAAGATAAATCACCGGAGAAAACTCCAACGACGCTAACAAGATCGGTGTTAGTTGCGACGCGGAAACCTCCGTCACCATGTCGTTGCTCAGTGATCTGCCAGCGGTTGTGATGCTCATGACGCAATGTCCTCGACTACGCTAAAGCTCATGCCGTAAATGTTAGCTAACTCGATGCTCCATTGCGTCGATGGTTCCTGCAATCGAAACACGCCCTTTGCGTTGACCTTAGTGATAGGTGTGCTGACCGCGTAACTTGCACGCAATAACGGAAACAAATCTACGCTCGATGACGAGTTCACTTGGATTACCTTGTAAAGCGAGGTCGAGATTTGAATCCAGTCGCCTACCGCGAAATTGCCAGTCGCGCCGCTGAAGCCGAGCGTCGTATCGTTAGCCGTCGCACTTGAAACCAGCAACGTGCCTGTTACGGCACCGCGAGGATTTGGATTTGCGTAATCTTGAAAGTAGAACGTGCCGCGTTGCGCTGCAAGCAGGAACCCGATCACCGCTTCCGCGTCGGCGCGCACCATCGGTGGACACTCAACCGAGCCAAGCCAGCCTTGACCAGTCCAGTTGTATTGCTGAGATTGCAGCGTGTAAGGCGATATATTCCGGCGCGTAGAACTCACGCCAGTAATCATTAGCTTAGACGCAACGAGCGCCGCCGGAGGTGTGAGTGGGTAGGAAATTGCCATGATGTTTATTAAGCAAACGCTGCACGGTAGCCACCACCGCGACGAACCATGTCGGGAATCTCCGCTTTGAGTAACTTGCGTTGCTGTTCAAGGATCGGCGCAAGATCGGAGCGAGACACGCCGGAGGCGATGTTGTAGGTCACGTTTACGTTTGTTCCACCAGCGCCACTAGAACCGCTGCCCATCTTGCTATTTGGAATGATTGAACCGCTGCTGTTTGGCACGAATAGCTCTGGGCCTTTCTCGCCAACGACATAAGGCGAGCCGGAAGATACTGGGCCACCCATCGCTCTACCTGTTAATGCCTTAAAAATTCCGCTTGCAAGTGGCGCTGTCACCATCTGTTGAAAAATCATCCGCATCAAATCTAAACCAAGCGCCTTAATTACTTCACTTAATTTTTGACCAGAAAAAATTGCGTCCTCGAAACCACTTGCTAAAATGTCGCCTGTATTCTTTGCAATTATTTGGAAATCAGTTTCAGCGACTTTTCGCTTTCCTATCGTTTTAACCAGTCGCTCTTGCAGTTCAGTCAACTTTTCAAATTGTGCCACTTCTTCTGCGGTTGCAGTCAAAATGTTAAACGAGCCGTCTTCCGGTAACACTGATTGTAGTGCTTCGATTTCAGCAGTTAGATCAATCACCTGTTGAATTATTTTAGCCTGTTGTTGCTCAGCGGACATTTGCTCCATCTGAAAATTTTCGAAGGCTTCGTTTACAGCCAAAACCGATTTTTCGTAATCAACAAAAGCACTCTGAGCAATTTTGGTTTGTTCAGCGGTAATTTCTAACGTTTTTGCTTCACGATTTAACGCATCTAACTCAGCGGATAACGTAATATCTTTTGAGGCGCTGTTTACTCGTTCAATTTCTGCACCTAGACGCGCAAAAGCTTGAGAAGGAGTGTCCCCAATAGAATTCAACTGTTCTCTAAGTCTTAAAATTGTTTCAGTAACGTCGACGATTTTTGGTTTATCGCGATCCAAGCGCAGTTGATCTGCAATTCCCGCTGAATCAACTTTTGTAACACCGGTAATCGCATCTTTTAATTCAAGAACACGATCTACTCCCAAAAGCAGCGTTTCTTTTAATGCCTTGAAAGCGTTGTCAATAAACCCCGTCGCACGAGTCAACTTGTCAATTTCTTCCTGAGTTTTTCCTAATTTTTGCGCGTTTGCTTCAGCTTCTTCAAGTGTTCGATTTATGCTTTTTCCAATTTGAATTATCGCTGTAAGCGCGATAAATCCCTTGAAACTTGCAACCACCGTTTTTGCGGTGGCGTTCATCTTTGTGAGCGAGTTCTGCACGCTCGCAAAAGCCTGCTTCGTCGCATCAACCGCTTTAAGAATAAATGTTGCTTCAGCGGCCATTTTTTTTGAGTCGATTTAGGTGATTTATATAAGCAAGCCAGCCGGATAACTCCTCGGCTGGCATTTCCAATACTTCATAAGCGAACTTGCCGAGTCGTTCCGCGATTGCGTAAACGGCGAGAAGGTCGGCTCCTTGCTCGCCGCCGATTAGTTTTTTAGATCATCAACTTTAGGAGAATCTTCGGAGAGAATAGCATTTGCGACGCGAGCAACCACGTTGCTGTCGGCTTTGTTGAGGAACGTGATCCGATGCTCGATGGTAAATAACTTAATGCCTTCAGCGTTGCACGCCTTGGCAATCAAGATGTCTACCAACAATTCCATATCGTTGTCTTTCGACTTGCGATAAAGACGATTCTTTTCGCCCAGCGTAACTGGGGTAGAATAAATCTGCATTTTCCATTCTGGAACGTCGATGCGCTTTGTGCCGAGCGACGTGAAGTGTTCCCGAACTAGGTCGATTGCGTCCATTGTTTGTTCCTCAGATTAAGCCGTGACAGTTGACAGAACGCCATTGCCCTCAAATGCGGTCGAAGCCTCGACCAGACCATCGAAGTTTGCGGTGACATCGAACTTGGTGACGATTGCGCTGCCGCTGTAATACACGTCACCGGTCGTTGCCCCCTCTGGGTAGAGGTTAAGCGTCACGCTGCTGCCAATGGTCATTAGAAGCTGACCGGCATCGGCCTCATCCCAGAACATATCGCCGGAGACTGACCACATTTTCATGGTCGCGACCCGCGTGCGGTAGATGTCGCCGATAATAGAATCCTCAACGGTGTCAGAGGAATGTGAAAGCGAGTAATTTTTCAACTCGCCGATGGTGGTGCTAGAAATCTTTACGATCCCTTCGCGTCCTAGATGGTTTGCCATATTAGTCTTGGGTTAAGTAGATGCAGTTAAAAGTGTGACGAGCGACGCCCCAGCGCCGATCTTCATCTGGCTCGATCACATAATCGACCGTTGTCAAATGTAGGTCGGAGCAGACGCCACCGAGGGTGGGATCGGCTAAAACAGCAGCCTCGACCGCTGCGCTGCCGGTATCGAATAGGTCGTCGATCAGGTAGGTTCCGCTTTCTGCGATGAAGTAATCGACCATCAAGGAAAGCTGCCGATATTGCACGCGATTCGATGGCGCTAGTGATCGCACCTCGATTTGCTCTTGCACGGCGTAGACCGCAGCCGACGGAAAACTGACGCTGGCAAT